ATTGATAAATTTGTTAATAGTAAAGATTTATCCAGTCTAGATAATAATATATTCAGTACTATAGATATATTGATTAGAGAAGATTTCCATTATGATAGTTTATTTTACATAATTGAGAATTATAAGAATACATTTTATAACTCTGGATTAGGTAATGTTTTATCAACAACGGAGTTAAAAGCAGGATATTGGCAAAACCTGGTGAGCCTTGAGTTGTTTAAAAATATTGATAAAAAAGAATATTGTACTAATGGAAATATAAAATATAATATTTCCAAACAAGAAGCCCATTTAATTGTTGATGGTACTTTTAGTAATATATTTAATTCTAGTATTGGTAAAGAAGCAATGGAAACTTTTTTGACTTTGCATAAAAATCTTGTACTATTTTTAATTGGTGTTTTAAGAATTAGATTTCAATCAAAAAAAAGTTATCATCATAAAATCAGAGAATTATTTGAATATATGGATAGTACAATAGGA